GCCGCCTCTACAAGCTCCTCGAGTTTTTCCAACTTCTCGTCGTGCAGTTCGATAACATTCCGGTCGGCATCGTATATCGCACCGTTTGCGAATTGCTGTAGCTTATTAGAAAGGGCTGCCGCACTGGCTGCGCTTATAGGCTCGTCCGAGTTAATAAGCTCCAATACTTGTTCCTTCTCGAACTCCTTATACTGTGCCAGCACCTTCGGGGGTAACTCCACACGGTCGTATAGGTTGATGCGGTCGGGCATCTTCAAATAGTCCTCGGCTGTCATTGATATGGTTATATCGCTGATAAGGTCGCTTATTTGCTTCTCTGTCTCCTCCTGGGGGCTTTTCAGTGCATAACTGAACACTATGTCGCCGTTCCGTTTATCGGGTCTAAAAAACCTATCCCTGTACGCTGTGATTGATTTACCGAGCCTTTGCCCTTGGTCTATCAAATACATTTGAGCGAATAGGTCTATTAGCCCGTTTGGCGATGGCGTACCCGTCAAGCCTACTACCCGGGGTATGAACTTCCGCACCTTTCTAAGGGCTTTAAAACGCTTTGACGCGTAGTTCTTAAAACTGCTAAGCTCATCGATAACAACCATATCATAGGGAAGTTTAACACCTCCGAACTCCATTACAAGCCAAACAATGTTATCACGGCTAATTGCATATATGTCCGCTTGCTTCCCGTAGGCTTCCCGGCGTTGTTTAGCCGTGCCGTCGATAACTGAAATCGTCAAGTCCTTAAGGTGTGCCCATGACTTAATCTCATCGCTCCACGTAACCTGTGTTACTTTCTTTGGGGCAATTACCAAGCAATTAGATATGATGCAATTATCCAAAAGGTCTTTGATGGCGGTTAGAGTGGAAACAGTCTTACCCATGCCGCACCCGAGAAACAGTGCGCTGCATTCGTTATCTATGATATGGGCCACCGCCCTATTTTGGTAATCGCGCATTTGCTTTCTTTCTAACATAACATTGCTTTTATCATTGCTAACTGGGCGCTAAACTCATAGAGTGCCGCCGGGGTTATATGTCCTAATACTCTGTCATAATCGGCAGCGCACTTGATGCGCTGCCCGTTGATTACTATTTCGGTGTGCCCTGCGATACACTTTAACTTTAAATCTATATAGTTTACCATAGCTTTATTACTCCATTAATTTTGTTTTATAAAACACACAAATGCTTTTGAAATCCTGCTCCCCCGATACGTAACCAAGCGTTTTACGCGAAAGGAAATTAACGTCTACGATAATATCGTGTTGCAACTGCTTTAGAATTTCCTCGGTGTTGCCGAACTTATCGTCACGGACATACAGCGCGCCCGACTTGATGCCAAAGTACATACCCAAACGGTATTCAATCTCTTCTTTTAAACTTCTCTTTTTCATGATTTCTGTTTTTTAATTTGTTGCTACAAAGATAACCCTTTTCTCGGTATGTTGTTTATTTCCTTAGCCTTGTTTAAGAAGAAACTTATTGCAGCGTCCCTGCTTTCCAAATCGTCGATGACAAATACTTTGAAGCCCAAAGCCTCTAACTTGCTATGTATTAGTAATTGTATCTTGGTTGGTTTCTTACCCGTGGTCTTTATCTCGGCAAAGCCTACATACCCACCTTGACAAAGAATCATTCTATCTGGCAAACCTTTTATAAAGGTGGATAATAGTTTTATTACCCACACCTTTTTTGTTTGGTTAAGCTTCTCGGAGAATGTACGCTCCAAATCTTTTTCACTTATTATATCCTTCATTTCTCAATTTGTTTTCAAATACCACTGTTTTGGAGAATTCCCCGGCATCGTGGTCTACTGTTGTTGTATAGATGTGCTCGTTATAATAGCCCCTATACTTTAAAACCTCTCCGTTATGTACTATTTCGTCTCCGATACCGTACGCGTATTCTTGGTTGCTTATCATAGCGTGAATTGAACTGCTCTGTTTTCTAATTTATATTCACATAAGACCTCCCGGTACGTTCCATCTGCACGCTTTGCCGACATATTACGGTAGACGAACTTTCCTTCCTTCGTCATACCGAAGTAGCGGTATAACCGCCCGTCGCGTGTTATGATATAATCGTACTTCTCGTAGTTCGTACCAGTGTGCCCTATCTTTAACGAGCTTCTGTGATTGCCGAAAAGGTTGGTATATTTTAGCATAAGCGTTTTCGGCGGCAGGTGCCTTTCCGGGGTGTAAACCCATTGTTCGGACTCGGAAAGGTCTACGTATGCGTGGTAGCCCTCTGCGTCGACACCCAGGTACATGTAGGGGGCGTTACCAGTCATGAACACCGAGTAACCGATATAATTACCGTCCCACTTCGTTCCCTCAATATAGAACGTTGCGGGCTTCTTTGTCTCATCCAAACAAAATACCGTTGTATCGTCGCTTTCCTCGTCCTCTACGGGCTTTTCTGCCTCGGCTGGTGTAACTACCTTGGTTTCCTTTAAAACTTCCTTAGATAGCTCCGCAATGCGGTATTTGCAAATGTGGATAATCTTTTCATAGTCCAGTTTTCTATTCTCACCCTCTTTGGTGCGTAGCACGCGTTTTACTATATCCGCGTCCCAGGGGTTAAGGTTATACTCTTTCCAAATGTCCCATGGTTGTATCTTATGTTTTGAATAATCGGACTTTCCTACATTGTAATCTCTAATGTTTTCACTTGTTGACATAGCACAATATTATTTTATTTGTTTTGAACTCATTTTTATAAAACTCCCGTGCCATCTCCACGGTTGGAAACACTCCATCTCCGAGGGTCGGATAATAAGAGGTACGCTCCGCTTCGTTTACTGCGATAACTTTTAAGATAGTAATCATTTTAATTTAATTGTTTTCCAAGTTAATACACTCTGTTAGTTCTTGCATGCTCGTTTCTGTGAGTTGGCGCGTGTATGTTTGCCCCAACATACCAATAAACGGTTTGCCATCTACGTACATAATACGCGATACGTGTTCAACGTTGATATGCTCCACTTGTAATTCACCTTTAACTACGAATTCCAGTCTGATAAAATTTCCACTTTTCATAATTTTTCTTTTTAAAATTGTAATAACAAAAACACTTCTTTAATTGTTCAACGCTTCAACCATTTTCCTAAGCTCTCCGCGGCTAACCGCAATACTGAAAAGCTCCGTTAACTTCTCTGTGATTATCCAGGAGCCAGTAAGCTTTTGAAAATACGCTTCATTGTTGCTCGGGTTGTTGAGGTTCACCGTCTCGCCCTTACCGGGCTTGTACTCTGCAAGGCTTGCAAGCGTTACCGCTGCTTCCTCGGGTGTACCTAAATGGACTTTCATAATATACTTTTCGGTCTCGCGCGTTATCGCCTCAATGGTTATTGACCCGTTGGTATCAACCAATTTGCAAACGCCCATACGGAATGATTTCAGTACTTCGGGCTTGCCCTGTGATGTGATTTGACTAAACATTGATACACTTGTAAGAATTAACACTGCTAATACTACTAACTTTTTCATAATCTTTTGTTTTTAAATTGTTATATGGTATAAACGTTTGCGGTTTTAAAAGGTTCACCGCAAACCTATATTTTTATTTATTAATTTCGGGCTATCATTCGCTGGTGTACGTTTATGGACGTTTACCGTACTTAGCTACATGCCCCCAAAAGCGTTGACCCCTGTCAGTGCGAGAGAAAACAAAGGAATTATAAATAAAATCCACCCAGCTAGTCTTAGCACATAGCAAACTTTCTAATGCGCCCGCTGTACCGCGTGGGTCCAATAGACCCGCTTTTTTTACCTCGTTACAATACTCATCCCATAAGCCTAATTCTTTAAGCTTTGCAATTTTCTCATCTCTATTAACACTTAACTTAGCTATTCGTTCATTTGTTGTCATAATCTTTATTTTTAAATTGTTATTATTTCCTTTTGACATTACAAATATACGGCAAATAACAATAGGTTGTATATTCCGTTAGCACCATTTAAGAAATAAATCTCATTTAGTTATTCTGTTAACAGTTAGTTAACATTTGGGGGCTTTTACGCCCCCTCTGTTATCACTCGTTAACAATACGCTCGTATCCTCGTGTGCGCCCGATACCTGCGACGGTTTTTCCATTCGCCGCTCGCTGCCACCCTTGTACCTTAGACATGATAGCGGCTATCTCGCGGCTTTCCTTGGTCGTTACGCGCCCTACCTCCATCTCGAACACATCTGTAGCGATTTGCATAATAGACACGAAGTCCATCTTTTCCAGTGTAAAGTCTTCCGGGTCTGCCTTCGATGCGTCGTACTCCCTAAAGTACATGCGTCGTTCGTTCACATACATACGCCTCCAATCTGCCGGTACGAGCATATTCAAATACGCTTCTACTGATGCAGTACGGGGGTCTGCCTCGAAATGCTCTTCGCGTCCTTTCTCGGCGATTTCCTCGGCTTCACGGGATAACAACGTACTCACTTTTCGGAAATACATTTGTACGGCTTCCGCCCAAAGCTGGTTTACGTAATCGTCGAAGCCCTTCTCAAAGATAAGATGCGTATTAGCGTTTGCCTTAACCTTCACGGGCAAAAAGCGTCTGCCGCCCGTATCGTCCTTTAGAAATTCGTCCCTGTTGGTCGTACCTATAAAAATACACTGCCTGGGAAAGTTCTTAGTAACGCGTCCGTATGCCGGTCTAAAGCTGTCCTCTGTTTTAGAGATGAAGTTTTTCATGCCCTCAACCTCTGTACGTCTCATTGCTGACAACTCGGCAACCTCCAATATCCAGTTACCCTGCAATTGTTCAAACGCTCCCTTACCGTCCATGCTTGAAAGGCTATCGGAGAACCATTGCTTACCCAGCTTTCGGATGAATGTGCTCTTTCCTGCGCCCTGCTCGGACTGCAACACTAACATGCTGTCGAACTTGCACCCCTTTTGAAAGATACGCTTAACAGCTCCTACCATCATAATTCGGAATGCTTCTCGGGTGTATATGTTATCCTCGGCACCCATGATGTGAATTAAAGCCTTATCAACTCTTTCGATACCGTCCCACTTTAATTTTGTTAGGTATTCCTGCACTGGGTGGAATGAGTTCATCTCGGCGGATAACGCTATGGCATCGTCAATCTTTGCGCTATTCGATATGCCGTAAATGTCCTCGATGTGTTTACGTACGCCCGAATAGTCCACGTCCTGGAAGTCCAAAGAGGTATCTTTCGCGCGCCATAGGGGTACACGGGTAACAACCCGGCGTTCTTTAAATAGGTCTCGTGCAATAAGCCCCTTTAAATTCGGGTCGTACTTCATTATCAAACCTAAATTCTTTGCAGATGGTAGGTAAGCGCCGCGCTTGTCCGTTTCCAGTTTCGCCATCGCGTCCTCGTAGGTAGTTGCCACATCGCTGTCCGTGGCATCCTCTACTTCTATAACGTCGTCGAAGTCGTCCATGATTTCACCAGCCTTAACCGCCAGCATCCGGGCACGTGCCGCGGCTACTTTCGCGTCCTTGTTTACCAGCCCATTCATAGCCTCGGTGGAGTTCTTTCTATCCGCGCCCTTATCCAGTTTACCGAACTTGTGTACACGTACAAGGTCGTAGGCGTTGAACACGTGGTTGCCTTGTATCGGGTCGTTGTTATGGAACGAATAAGCGAACATATCATTAAAGGTAATCATACCGCCCGACGTAGAGCCGCCCGTATAAGTCCATCTGTCCTCCTGGTCGGTCGGTTCGTACACATCCGATAGGTATTCCGCGATAGCCTCGCTAATCGTGTATGCCCGGCAAAAGTCTCCTACATTGCCCTCCTTTAGTGTGGGATCTTGCTGTTCTTTAGCGAGCGTCCGGGCTTCGCCCTTCTCGTCCTTGTGATATGCCCATTCGGTTGTATCACTCCAATCGTCGTACATGCCCAGATACTTTCGCACATCCAAAGGGCTTTCGTTAAACGCCGAGTAATCTATAAACTCGTAGTCCACATCCCGGGAAACCGATGGGAAAAACATACAGCGTTCGGGCTGAAAGGTGGTGCGGTCGTACAAGTCTATTCCTGTCAACTCTGCAACCTTTCGGGCGATGGCTTCGTATTGTTCCCCGTCCACGGGTTCGGACAGCGGAATAATTACGCGGTATCGGAATGTATTCGCTTTCGGGTTGTGCTTGTGCGTACCGTGAATAATACACGCGCAATTGATAACCGAGTAGAACATTTCGGGAAAGTTCTTTTCCCCGTAGTCAATGTCAAGCGCCAAAATGGAACGCTCCCCGACATTGTTTTTGTTTCTACGGCTGCCAAACAACTCGCCGCCCATGAATGCGCCTACGTCTTTAATATTACCCTGCTCGGCTTTGCTCGCGCTTATAAACTCCCGGTACGTCTCATCCGTAACGGTTGCTTTTGCCAGCTTCCCGGTTAACTCGTCCCATGAGAAAGAACGGTTTTTCCATGAAGTAGACTTCGCGCTGCTCGCTGTAGCAATTTTAAAAACCATTTTTCGTAAATCCATAATTTAATCTTTTTTGTAATAATCGGTAATATATCCTGCTGCTCTTAACGGAATGCCTTTTGCCCAACTCGGGGCGCTGCACATGGCATCGCTCATTATTTGCAGCGTCTTTTCTTCGTTTCCATCTTTCGGTATCTCGGCGGCTATCTCATCGTGGACATGCAACACGATATTAAAACCTAAATCAAATACCTTGAAAATCGCATTCGCCAGCAAGTCACGGGCTATCGCCTGCACGACGTTCTCGGTTAGCTTGCCCCCGTAGGTGTTTAGCTTAACCCATTTCCCCGAGGTTTGGTCTTGACCCATGTAGGAGATATCCTCAACCTCAAACGAGCCGTTAACACCTTCGATAGTGCGTTTTCCCATTCTTGCCGACGGGTAGAACAACTTCCTGCCGCTCGGTAGCTCTATAGTCATTGCACCGCTTTCATATCGGAATATAATACTCGAAACATCGTTTATCCTATAAACTTGTTCGCGTCTCGTTCCGATACATCTTTTGGCGCAATCCTCAAGCGAACGCCACAAAGATACTACTTTTTTATTAGCTTCTCTCCATTTTGACAATATTTGAGGCTTTTCCTCGTCTGTTAACGCTTTCTTAATATCCATTGTAGTAAGTGCATTAACGCCGCCACCGTACCCTAATGCAAGTTCCGCAACCTTCCCTCGCTGCCTTAAGTCATCGCCCTTGTGTACCGGGACACCGAACATTTTAGAGGCAGAAGCGCAATAAATATCGGCTTTTGGGTCATTAAATAAGTCTAAACGCCATTGCTCGTTTGCGACCCATGCGATTACGCGGGCTTCAATTGCCGAAAAGTCAGCTACTGAAAAGGTGTACCCGTCGGGGGCGATAAACGCGGTACGTATAAGCTGCGAAAGTATATGCGTAGGCTTGTCATATATGACTTCCATCATATCCAGGTCGTGCATCTTTGCCAGGTCTCGCGCACCGTCCAGGTCCTCAATATGGTTTTGCGGTAGGTTTTGTAGTTGAACCAAGCGCCCAGCCCATCGCCCGGTACGGCTCGCCCCGTAGTAACGGAACAAGCCTCTAATACGGTTGCCCCGTCCAGCGCTTGCAAGTATAGCGGTGTATTTGGCATTCGACGTTTTGCCTATTTCCCTACGTAGGTCAATAACGTCTAACACGGCTTGCTTATCCTCGTCGGTAACGTTTTTAAGGCTCGCTATGGTCTTTATAACCTCTTCGATGTTATTCTTATTGAGGGAGTCGATAACCACACCGGTACGCTCTTTAATGAAGCCTTTTAACTGTGGCATGGACTTTAAAGAACTTAACCCGAATTCTTTTTCGGCTTTTTCGGTAAGGCGTGCCTTATATTCTTCGTCCATATCTTGCGCGGCGTGTGCCAGCTCGAGGTCGGCTAATATGCCGTAATCGTTTATTCGCTGGTCTGCTGCATAAATTCGCTGCTCTTCTTCCGGGAATTCAAACCGGGACAACTTACCGAATATTTCCTTTTCTGAAAGCACATCATAGCGTAGGTAGTCGATGAACCCCTCCCAGTCCTCGGGGGCGTGTTCCGGTAAATTACGTGTGCGCCCTCCGTTTGTTTTGGTAGGCTTGCACGGAATTGAAAAATAACGGATAAGGTTTTTGCCCGTGCCCTTCTTCTTGTCGTCAAGGTTTAGGATATTAGATACGTCCTCCAGTGATGCAGGCATACCGCAATACAACGACATGTTAGCCGTACAGAAAAAACGCATAGGGCTTATGTCAAACCCGTATTCACGCAAACATATACGTTCAAACGTAGCGTTGTGCGCTACTATTACAACGTCTTCGTTGTTCTGTACATACGTGAACAACTCGTTGAACTCACCCAGCCCTCCGGGCTTTGTTAGGTCAATTATTGTAACGTCCGTATCGGTGTCCCACATGTAGCCGCAAAGGAGAATTTCAAAATTCTCGTCCTCGCAGTATTTATAATTACCAGCTTTTTTAATGTCCGTTTCGGAATACGTTTCAAAGTCAATAAACAGATGTCTCATAACCCATTGTTTTAATTGTTAATACTATTATAACGGCAAATGTACGACAATGTTTTTAATAAACAAGAAGAAAGGCTACTAATTGCATTCATTTAACAATTAGTAGCCTTTTTAACTTAATCAGCAAAAATAGGTGAGTAGAAAATAAAGCCTCTTTTCTCGTTCAGAATAACGTATGTCTGTTGCGGTTCTTCGTATGCCAGCCCGTGCCCCATTGCGAACGCGTCGAAGCCCTTCAAAGAGCCGTTAACGCAAACCTCTTTAGTATATATCATTCGGTGGTAATGCCCTATAAAGGCTTTATCAATTTGTAGTGTTTGGTTCATTTTGGCATACCATCGCATCATTGACGGGTAAATACCTCCGATACCGCCAGCCGTGCGGAATTGATGCCCGTGCGCAAATAAAACTTTCTTTCCGTACACGTCGATATAAGCAAATTCACTTTCCGGAATGATAAAGCTAAATTTGGTAAGTCCCATAAGTGTTAAGGTGTGCTTGATGTCCTTGTACATGAAATACTCATAATTCATCTCGAAACCGTTGCTAAACTGCATCTTTTTTGTAGTTCTTGAATGGTTTCCGCAAATACCGATGACAGTAATTTTGTTAACCTCGGGTAGCTGGTCGTGCAGATACTTAAGCCCGGAAATAATTAGGTTCTTAACGAAGTTAACGCCTCGCATAGGTGACATGCTATTTGTTTGCTCGAGTTCGGGGTGTATGTATCCACCTATCATATCGCCAATCAAACCGATAACCAGGTTATCTACTGGCTTTTTCTTTATCATGTACGCGGCGTTTGCAAAGAAATTAGTTATACGCCTTTCTGCGATATCCTTGTTATACTCGTTCTTTCCTAATACTGTAGAAGACTTCACAACTTCGTCGGCATGCCAGTCTGATGCAATAAGAAACCCAGTGTTTCCCTCGTCAAGTGATGTCTTTTTCTTCGGTGTGATGTGTACCAGTTCGACGGGCGGCGCATCCTTCTTCAAAGCTATAATACCCTTAAGTTCTTCCTCGTTGTAATAGCTTTTAAGCTCCTCTATCAAGGGGTCTGCGTCAACAATGGACTGTTGTACCCCTGCTACTGCTTTGCCCTCTCGAGCTGCCCAGTATGCCGTGTTGACCTTATTATACTTTTTCAACGGTTTTCCCGTTAACTTTGAAATTCTAACACCTTCTGCGTTTACGTACGAATCGTATTTTCCCATTTTTGCTTTTTATTTTTGGGCGGCTCTTAAAACCGCCCAGTTATTAACCTGTTTAACTTAGTTATTAGTTGAAAAGGTCGTCATTCTCATCTTCAAAGTCGAAATCGTCAATGCTTGTACCGCCGTCCAGCCTTTCGTCGTCTCTCGTCTTCTGCACACCGTTCAAGCCTACGCCGATACCGTACTTCCCGGTGAACTCATAAGGGTAGAATGATACGGCTACGTTGCCCCAAGAACCGCTATAAACCTCGTTCGGGTCTGTGATGTACTGTTTCTTACCGTTGATTACGATAGGCGCGCCCTGCTTCTCTTTGCGCTTTGCGTTGATAAAGTAGCAACCTTGATACTCCGCACCGTCTTTCTCGGCATCTCCATCTCTTAATGGGTTAGTCCATACCTTCGGGTCTTTGCCGTTCAACTTCGGATAACGTGCCTTAAGGGCTGAAAACTCGGCTTCGATAGCTGCTTTAATCTTTGGGACTTCCGGGCTATCCTTCGGAATCAATAAACATACACTGTAACTTGCTTCTCCTTGTCCGTTGACTTGCTGCGCCTCAAACAATCTAACATAACTCAATCTCACGTTTTTAATCATTGCTTTTGCCATAATAACTTTTTTATTGTTTTTGCCCTCTAATCGGTTCGGGCGTTCCGTTTTTAATTTGATGTTGCAAAGATAACAAATAAACCAATAGGTTGTTTATTCTGCTAACCTTGTTTAACTTTAAAAGTTTTTGGTGCTATCGAAATAGCATAATCTAAGTCTCCTTGGTATGCCATCCGTATGATATACTTCGGTCCCTTTTCGTAGTATGAATCAAAGCCATACCGGTCTAACTTTCTAATAGCTTTAATCTCGTCCATGCTGAACCCCTTTATAGCTACCAAAAGATTCTGCATGTCTTTAGAGGTTCTTTCAAGTTCTTTTTTAGTCCATGTGCGGAATTGCTTTTTATTCCAAAACTTGGTTCTTTCTTGAATCTCTTTCTCTGTTAAAATACCGTTGTTACTTTTCATATCGTTTTGTTTTTAAATTGATGATGCAAAGATAACAAATAAATCAATAAGTTGTTTACTCTGTTAGCCTTGTTTAACTTTAAAAGTCTTTTTGGTTGTTTTTAAAAATATCAAAGGTTTTAAAGATGCCGGCTCTATAGCTTCATTTAATAGGTTTCCTAACCAGCGTTTAACCCTTTTGCGGTTCCGTCTGTTTTCCGCATCTTACGAATTTAATCTTTTAGGGAGTCAATTTAGATAATTGGATAACTCCCGGGGTCTTTATCGCCCTTGATATTATAATAACAATTTGAAAGAGCTTTTTGTTTGCTGTCATTTCCTTTTGACATTGCAAATATACGGCTTTTTCCGATATGTTGGTTCTTTCGTTAACTTCTTTTATGGATTTAATTCATCAAAGTCATCTATAGTTGGGCTTAGCTCCTCTCGCTTATCGCTTTCAGGGACTAATGTCGGCAGTCTTTGCGGCTTGACTATCAGACCGTCAAGCGTTGCGGCGAGCGGTTTCTTACCAACCAGGCGTTCAAGGTCTCCGATACCTTTCAGTTTTCTGTTAGTTACGTCCTCGATAGATAAACCTATGGCTTTTAGCCGCTCTATGGCTGTTTCCGTGTCGTTTATGACACGTACCGAGCGACCCTCTACGAGTTTCCACCCCTTAACCTTTTCGCCCCTTGTAGCGGCTTGCTTTGCGAAAGTCTTGACCGATGCCAGCCAGTCGGTGAACATATCGGACTTGCTTAGTATATCGCCTATCTCGTCAAGCGTCAATGCCTTGGTGCCCCCGTAGGTCTCGAACTCGTTAACTAAAGCATCTTTCTGTGCCCTGCACTGTGCTTTGAACTTGCAGAACTTGCAGTGGCTGCCTACTTTGGTTTCCCCTTGTCCTGCCCATGCCTTTTCGGCAGTGGGACGAAGTACGTGTATTGCCCAGTGGGTCAAATCGCGTGCGGACATCTCGAATACCGAGTAATTGCCTAACCGTACTTGTGCGATGTGCATACGTACTTTTTGAATCTTGGAGCGGTGGGATGGCGCCAGGGAGTTGAGCACTCCGATAGCGTACATCATCAATTGACTGTTCCCGTTAGCGTCTACTTGTACGCCCTTACCGTATTTTAAATCTATGATGTTTAGAACCGTATCGCCTACTATGTCACAGTCACAGCTACCGAAACACTCGGGTACGTATGTTGTTAGGTCGAACTTCCGCTCTATACTCATTTTAGCGCCTTCCTCCAGTTCGTATATGTCGCACACATAGCACACGTAATCCGTTACGTAGTGTTCCATTTCTGAACTATAATATTTGTTGTTACGTATCTCGTCGGGTACGGGCAATTCGTCCAATAACGGCAGATATTCCCCGGCTAAATACTTTTCTATCGCGTGCTCTGCCAGCTCGTGCGCTACCGTTCCCTCTTCCGCTGCCGGGCTACTCGTGCTCTCATACGGTTCTTCTAATCGCGCGGATGGTGTACAGTTAAGCCAGCGGTGCGAGCTGCTCGGGGAAAGCAGGGCGTGTGCCCTGCTTGTGTGGCTTATTTGTACTTTCATTCTTTTTAATCGTTATAGGTTTCAATACGTTGTTTCAATAGCTCGTACTTCTCGGGCTTGATACGCATAAGGGACGCGCCGCCGAACTCCAACATAATATCCGTTAATTGCGGACGGGTGATTTTCCCGGACTTCATTAAGTCAATCATGAACGCCTGCATATCCTTTGCCGTTAGGGGCTCGTTTGAGGCTTTCTCCGGGGCTTTCTCCTCTTCGGTGGGAGCTTGTACGGGTTCGGGTTCAATCGTCGCTTGTGGGACTTCCTTTACAGTCTTTGGCTTTACGGGCTTTCCGGCAGTTACGGGTTTTTCAATTTCCTTTTTAACCTCTGCGATAGCGTCTGCTATTGTTTCCTCTGCAATAGCTACCGCTGTGGCTTCGGGATTTGCTTCCTTCTTAAATTCTTGAACGGGTGCAGCGGTCTGTGTCGGTTCACTAAACGTCGGTACGCTTGTACTGTTTACGGGGCTTTCTGTAGGCGCTGCCATAGCCTTAAGGGGTGCGCTTCCAAATAAACGGTTCATCAGGTCGTTTACAAATTCCACCTCTTGTGCGTTTGTAACGTCAAAATCGATTGTTAACGGTGTAAGTTTCATTTTCTTTTCTTTTTATATGGTGAATAACTAAATTATGATTCTTTTATTTGTTCGTCTTTCAAAATGGCTTGTGCAACCTTGACTATCGTCTCGTTGTAGAACTCCTCCCACTCGTCGCAATAGATATACATATCCTCCACATTTACCGGGTATTTCGTTCCTTCCATTGTAGAGACGTAGTAAGGGAGTATAAACCCTTCAAACGTCGGCATTTCATGCACTGCGTCAATAACTTGGTATTTGTTCTTTTTCGCACTCGCCTGCAAGTGCTTTTTTACTTCGTCGACGATAAATTTTTGCTCTTTCATAACTTTATCTTTTTAAATTGTTGATGCAAATATAACGCTTTTGCTAATACGTTGGTTCACTTGTTAACCTTATTTAAGAAAATAGCTTCTAAAAGGTTCTGCATGTGCTCGTATCCCATACCCTTGTATTGGTATTCCTCAAATCTTCCGTTACGGCGTACCTCTGAAAAGGTATCGCTATACTCGTTTCCTGCATCGTCTATAAATACTAATACGTGGCTCTTCATCTCGAATCGACCCTCGGTCAACGTTTCTCTGAAAATTAAATCAATTGCTTTCATACTTTGCTTCGTTTTATACGTTAATACAGTGGTAACAAACCTACGTTCTTAATTGTCCACGGTTATTTCCAATTTAATGTCCTGGCGACCTCTTTTCTTTTTAAAAACTATTCGGTGTTTGAATCCCTTTCACTTTTCAAACTTTCCCTTTCGGGTATCGTGCCCTTAGTTTCGGTAAAGAACAACCTTGTTTCCTTTTGACATTACAAAGATACGGCAAATACCAATAGGTTGTATCCCTTTTTGTGCTAATAAATCTTAATCAAAAGTGAAAAGATGTAAATGAACAGCGCGTGCGAGCTAAAGTGCTATTTATCAGCGCCTTACCCTGCACAGCACGGAAACGCACCTAAATTTCTAAACTTTAAAATAGAATATAGTGGTTTTTACAGCTCGTTCTATAGTGGTAAATGGTATTTTCTCCAAAATAATGTTTTACCCCCTTTTTACTGTGTTTACTGTGCATCTACATATAATGTATTATAATATAAGGAGTTAGACTGCACAGAGACCTGCACAGACCTACTTTTCTACTGTGCAGGCTGTGGTTAAAGAATGTAAACGAAAAAATGGAGAACTGTTAACAGCCCTCCATCTCCTAATTATTTTAGCCTTACCGCTATGTCTATACCTATCTTTGATTTGGGGTTTTTGTTTGATATGTCGTGCTCTATAGCCTTGACCCCCCATCTGAAAAACAAGAACTTTTTCTTTCGTACCGTGATAACTCCCGTTATCGTGTCCCTACCTTGGTAGCTTAATTCCGTACTGTCTTGCCTAACCCTTGCTTGTATGGTGTTCCACGTGTCCCGGTATTCCGCTATAAGTTCCCTGGCTACCGTGTCGGTACGCACAACCTCCTTTATTACGGTTTTGGTAACGGTACGGGTAGCGGATAACGCATCTTTCACCCGAACGTTAAGCGCGTCCACCTCTTTATATAGGTCTGCGTTCGCCTTCTTTAGCTCCTTGTGCGACATCTCTAAGGCTTTACACTTCACCGCCGCATCTCCGAGCTTTGTTTTGTACTCTATCTGTACGTCGTTCATCGCCTCAACGTTACGTTCTAAACGTCCTATTTCGGCTCTTTGCTTCCTTATGGTGTCTACCATCTTGGTTACCGCGCCGAACAGCACCATAAGGACTGCAAAGCCTATAATTATCTTTTGTAGTTTACTCATAGAGTATCGCATTAATACGGTTCATCCAACCTTTACGGTATTTCTCGTTTTTGGGTCTCGCCTTGCATATTTCATCGATGAACTTTGCCCTATCGTCTTTAATCATTTTAAAGAGCGTAGCCGCGTCCATAGCGTTAACGGCTGCAATGGTCTGTTTACCTATGATACCGTCCGCCTTGACGCCTAAAAGACGTTGTGGGCGCTTTATACCGTGCGACCCAGAAGCCCAAACCCAGTCGACTAAGATGTTGGCTACTGATTGGTTTTTAATCTCATCGGCTTTCCACCTATCCCAGTACAAGGACTTGAATACATCGTGCCATTCGGCATTAGATATGTTTTTCAAGTCGGTAACGGTAGGGGCTTTTTGCCCCTTCCGCTTCTTGTATTCGGTGAATGCGCCTATGGTGATACCTTTGTTTGTTGCGCCCCCCGGGTCATCGGGGTCATTGACGAAACCGCCCTCCCACTGTAGGATAAACGGTATTAATTTACTGCTGTCCGCCATCTTCTTTCTCCTTTTCTTCCAAGGGTATTTCAAATTCGCCGTCTTTAATCTTTTTCTTAAGTTGGAAATACTTGCTATTCGCTATGCTGTTAAGCACCTTCACGAATTCATTCCCCGGCTGTACTACCCGTAGGTTTCTTGTTATGTTACGCGCGTATATAATAAGGAATATACCCGTGAGTGCCTTAACTAAAAGCTGGTAATTTATCCCAGGTTCCAACATATTACATGTTAGCGCTACAAAGAAAAGAATCGCATTGGTTAGGAACAACTCCTTAACCGCCTGCATGGTCTTTTTGTGCTTGTAGGGCTGTCCTTTTGCCCGGTCTGCCAAATAACCCGCCAGCCAGTTCAACGCGGTAACGATAACCACTAAAAATATAAAGTCCCGTATGTCCGTAACTACTGCAAGAACGGTCACAGCAAAAAACGTGCGGAAATAGGTCCCTAATTGTTCTATCACTTGATTAACCCTATACGGGTGTTCGATACTGTACATGCCTTTATAAACCCGTCCGCCTTCATTTGGCGTATCAACGGCTCTATAAAAAGGTCCGCTTTGCCCCGTTCGGCTTCAAACCTTTTAGCCTTGCTTGTATCTGGAACGACTACCGAGCCGCCGTAGGTCTGAATTTTCATACCCGTACTTGTACTGTTTTGGTCTGCTATCTGCAAATACCGCGCGAACGCGTAATAACAAATAACCTTTTCAAGTCCTGCGAAGTTAGGACCGTCCGGGATATATTTATCGGGTACGGCATCGTACATGCTGCCTATCTGCGGCAATATGTCGAGTAGGTCCGCCTCGGAGAACGCCTTTTCTATCTTGTTGTCCTTAACGTCCGTCGCTATCTCAAACAGCTGTCGGAACAAGGCTATCGGGTATGCTTTCAGGTTTGCCATCTTCTTCAAATTTATTTTCAATTTCAGTTACTGACGGGTCAACCCCGAATACTTGGTATAATTCACGCGAAATACGTTGCCGTACCTTTGCAAGGCTGTTTCTATAGATACGTTGCAACTCCTTCATAACTTCACCCGAAGCGTTAGAGAACGTTAACAGCGAGCTATCAATAAGGGGCAAAGGGATGTTATACGCAGCTATCGCGATATCCTTTCGTAGCGGTTCCACATAAGCCTTGTACAGCTCCCTATCTATCGGGCTGCCTAACTGGTCAACTTTGATAAATGGTTTGTCCGTGGCTACGTTCTCATCGCGAACGGTAAGCACTGAACCTGCGTTCTCGCTTCCCATCATTTCGGAAAGCGTATCGCGGAATTCTTGCTGTGCCTGCTCGGTCTCGAAATCACCGTGTGAAACAATGCTGCACATGTGAAAACCGCGCCCTAAAGTACGGTTAACATACCGCCCGTTTTTGTCCTCCGCGCCCATCTCGTTACGTACCGCGTGGAACGTGCTAATAGGATAGGGTCGGGTAGTGCTAAGGTTCACATACAAAAGTTGTCCTTTGTGGTTTTCGATACCTCCGCATTCCTCAACCTCTGCCGCGAAGTTTTCGGGGTTGTACGTAGGGTAAACAACGGAGTTACCTTTAACACTTGTTGACTTTACGCTCTGTTTCTCCCAGTTATTAAAAACGCGCCAGCTCTTTACGGTAGGGTCATTCTTATAGTTGTCGTTCATCTCGGCACGAACGTATTCAAACGGAACGTTGTACACGTTTTTGGGCTGATAGCCTGCTGGCGTTAAACCATACTGCACTACCCAAGCCCAGCCCTTAAAACGTGCAACGTCGTTTGCTGTAGCTTCTAACACATCGTTCATGTTACAGCCGTTGCCGTTCGTCATTTCCGCGAAGTCCTTGTTTTTGAACCCTTCACAGATTATATTCTCCGTCATTTTTTCGACGGCGGCGCTCGCTGTTTTCGACGCGTATATGAGTTCGGCAATTTCCTGCGGATAAAGGTTTCCATCTCCGTAGTTAATAACTCTATCCCCGGTATTCGCTGAGAGCTTAAGCGCTTTTTCTACTAATAATGCTATTCGGCTGTAACCAATCATAATACTACTTTTTGTTAATTTCTACAAAACAATCCTTGTATGCCGGGTTCTCCTTCATAAGTCGTTCGGCTATTTCGTCCGTCATATTTGCGGACTTATAGACCACACCATCTACGTAATGCACGATACGGGCACCTGGTTTCATCGCCCACTTATAGGCGACTTTAGCCAAATACTTCGTTTCGTACCACAAAGATAAATATTCCATATCCATGTGGCAATTGGTATCAAGTTTTAGCCCGGTCATCGCGAAATACGCATCTAATTTCTCTTGTAATGTTGCAACCTTCGGTTCGGCAACAACGGGTGCAGTGCTTTCGCCCTGCCCCTTATTATTTGTTTTTTCTTCTGCCATTTTTTTTTTTTTTTTTTTTTTTTTTTTTGATTTATTATTCTGCTGGTGCTGGTGCTGCTGCTGGTGTAGACAACGCTTCGTAATCTGCTTTAGTCATGTTGTGAATAGTCGTGCCTACTTGCCAGTCCTCAACGCCAAATGTATATGTATAATAGTCGCTCGCTGTAGAATCCCCCACAAGTTCAGTACAAACCAAGGGAGCGCCCAAACCGTAGACCTTAACCTTCCCAGAGGCGTGTTCTACTGCGATAACGAGTTCCGCGCGTGCAATACCGTCTACTACACCCAAGGGCGTGAGCGTCGTTGTGTTTACTAACATCCTAAAGTTCTTAAACGTAATCGATACATCATAAGCACCGGGCGTAACGTCCTGCGATTTAAGACCTACTGTGACGGTAAGTGCGTTATTAACCGCGGTTACTTCGTAGCCCACTGCCGTAGCTATACGCGTAATAGTTGCAACACCTCCAGTTACTGTAAAGCTCGCAATATCAGAAGCGTTGATAAGCTTTGCCGATATAGGTCTACCCATGTCAGAAGGGTTTGGGGCACCACACGGTAGAGCCATTCCACCTACAATTCGTCCTATACATGCCATATTATTTTTCCTTTCTTTTTTTTAGTTAATTACTATCATACTGCTGCCGCATATAATGCATCCCACACAGCTTTTGCAAGTGTTAACGTATCTTCGCCGATAACGTTTTCGGGTGTTTCCAGCGTCGTAGTAGTCCAACCTCCGTTTTCGTGTGTGCTCATATCTGAAGCCGTAGCCGAAAGACCGTAATACAGTCCGTAGATATCGCCCCCGGTGAACCCAGCGCGTTCTGCTACGATAACGAACGAACCGTTTGATAGAGCCATTGCCAGAATACGACGAATGGCGCTTGCGGATTCCCCACCTGTAAAGGTAATACTCGCGGAATGCGAGAACGCGTTAGGCGCGCCGTCATTAACCTTTAGAGCGCTTGACATAACGAGTGAACGTTTAACCGTGTCAATCTTGTAGGCTTTTGCCCCAGGGACTAAATTAAGTTCGCTAACCGCCGCCACGGAGCTATCTACTACGAAGCTCGCTATATCGGCTTTGTTGATAATAACCGCGCGAGTTATACCCGTCGCGCCAGTGTCGCAATCATAAGCAATTGCGTTTGCTAATTTTGATATACAAGCCATAATTAAACTGCTTTAGAAGTTATTGATGTAATTGCGGGTTCGGTAATGCCCGATAAATAATTACCCCCCGAGCCTTCAGGGGCTGATAGAGTAACGGTAGCAAAGCCAGCGCCGCCATTGCTGTCATAGTCGAATCCCGAGCACTCCAAGGGAGCCTGCACACCTACTAAAATCGCCGTTCCCGAGTTACGCACAACCAAAACGTAGTAACGCCCGGAAAGAATAGTTTTCATTAAAAACGTGTTAACGGACGGCATCTTAAAAATGATGGACGCCGCCAGTTTTACGGATACATCCGTAGAAAAAACAGATGCGGTTAACTGAATATTCTGTTTGTACCCTTCTATTTTGTAGGATTCCTTGCCTTCCGCAAATGCAACGGCTGTTACGTTGCCTCCCACATCGAGTGTGAGCTTAACTTCGTCCGCGTGCATCAGATATATGTCCTTAACACCAACCTGTGGAATAGTGCACCCCACCGAAATGCCCTGATTAAATCGATATAAACAACTTTGTCCCATATTATTTGAAATAAAAAAGGGGCTGGGTTAATATCCCAACCCCTTTATTGTTAATACTAATTTTCATTACGCAGTCGTGTGTAACCACGCCTGCATCTTCTCGGGTGCTACCAGCATGGCATCAGCCGCGAACAAAGTCTGTGAGTAGTAGTTACGGCTCTTAGCGTCCTGGATGAACGGTGCAATGTTAGTAGAACTACCTTCGAGGGCAATCTGAATGTTGTCCTTCGGGGTGAATACTACGAAAGCATCTGTATTACTGTCAACCAAGGCAGCGTTAGACACGTGGCGAAGTTCGTTAATCTTATACCCCTCGAAGAAGTAAACCGGGCGGCCGTCTACGATATCGGTCTGTGCAGCACTGTTATCTCTATTCTGCAAAAGGTTCTTATAAAGACGCATAACGTTAGACGTTACGAAGAACTCCGATGTATCGAGTGTATCGGGGCGTTGTGCGTCGATAGCTCCACGAAGTGCAGCAAGAACACCTTCGGTGCTGAGCGTCAGAATGTTTTCGGTCTCGTTGCTATCTTTAAACTGCTTGATGATACCACCGCGCGTAAAGATACCGTAGCCCGTAGCCGTATCCTTAACGTCGCCATCCAACCAAGCGAGACGCAATAAGTCAGCTTCCAGCACCTTCAATACTTCGGACTGGATGAAACCTGCCAAATCGGTTGCGGAAAAATCGTCTTCGAGGTTAATACCGCGAGCCACCATTTTGCCCCATAGTGATTGCAAACAGATTTCGATAGGCAGTTCGATAGGTGCGTGTGTGTAATACTTAACCTTGTCGGTTACTTTATCGTAGAAGTAAGAACTTCCACAACCTGCTGATTTACGCAGCGCCTTGTCGGCTGCTGTAAGGGAAACAACGGGCGTGTTGTTAGCGATACCGTTAAGCACGGTAATACCGTTAGAAATCTCACCAGCCAAACCGACGGTCAAAGAGATAACTTCGTTCAAACTGTTAATATTCAGTTTGTTAAGGTCTGAAAATGTAATTGCCATAATTTCTTAATTTTTTTTTGTTATTTTTTGTAAAATCTCTTTGCCGCTTCGGCTACCGCGTCTCGGCTAAGGGCTGTTTCTTTCTTCTTGTCCTTTGGAATGTTTACCGGGGGGACACCGGGTTTCGCTGTTGCACGGTTGAACTGTGCGGTCATTGCTGCCACCGAGGCGGTTAACGTTGCGATAGATGCCTCAAGCGCTGCCACACGGTTTGCGAATTCTTCGGGTACTGCTGCCGTTTCGGGTTTTGCTACCACTTCCTCGGGTTCTTCTGCCTCGTAGGGCTTAACCTCGGTAATCACACCGTTTTCGATAGTGATAACCAAAATACCTTCTTCGACTTGAATCTGTACTTCACCATCCGGGTGAACGTTGCCTTCGCTATCAAAGACCTTATCACCGATAGCCATCACCTCACCAGCCGCCTCGATAGTAATGCTACTACCGTCCACGGTTTCTACTGTTTCCGTTGCAAACTGCGTCTTTTGGAACAAGTTTGCAAACGAGCTAAAAAATTTGTTCATTTTTTTCTCTGTTTTATTGTTATTAAAAAGGCTTTCCGTGGCGGCTGGAAGCCCCACTAAATCACATGAATACAATTCCACAAACTCGATAACCTCAAGAATACCGTCATGCAATTCTACCGAATTGTAACCAACTACAGAAACACCCAGCATATCGGATTCTTTTTCGATCATGGTCGCGATAAACTTCGCCTCGTTGGGGTAGGCTGTCTCAAGTGCTTCGGACATCTCGAAATCGGCAAAGGCAGCGCCATTCTTGTAAACGAAGTTCGTAAACTTGCCTAAATATCCGTCCAGCATATCACTACCGTTGTGGGTACGCCTGCAATGAACCGGCTTAAGGTTTCCGAGCGCTACAACGCTTTTAACAGCCGCGTCCGTAATTGAAAGGGGGTATTCCACACCCTCGTACATCCCAAAGTTGGTTGTTAACCCGGCTTGAATAACTCTAAGCTTTTTGAATTTCATAAAAATTGTTTTTGTTGTAACCCATGCAAAGATAGGCAGTATATAGTAAACTGCCATCTCTGTATGAGTTAATGGTTTAAAATGCTGCCAGCCCTTGAACTACTGAAACGTCGTTCTGTCCGTTGTTGATGTCCTGCACCGATACAACCGGGTTAGGCATGCTCATCACTGCATCGATAACTACCCCGGCGAGCTGGTTAATGCTTTCGTTTGATAACTTCATGCTCTCCGTTTGCTTCGCTACGCGGTTTGCCTCGTAAAGCCCGGAAACCATACCGCCATCAGCGAACTTGTAAAGCCCCGAGGTACCGAAAGAGTTACCCCCGTGCGCTTCATTGAGCGCTGATAGTGCGTTAATCTCGGCGCTCGCTGTCTTCTTCATGATGTAGACGTTTTCACCGCCTTCCGCCTCAAACACCTGCCCGTTATCACCCCGGAACGTTACACCGCCTTGTGCATGGGAACGCCCGTATATCATACCACCCTTCGCGTACTTCTTGACTGATGTGCTAATTTTCGTATCGGGGTCTTTCTGTTTTGCAATCGTAGCGACTTGTTTCATACCGAAAGCGATAACTATCGCGGCTTGTGCGATACCAAGAATACCGCCTTGTGCCAGCGCTTTAGTAGCACCGATATAAGTGTTAATGGTTGCTTGAACCACGCCGAACGCCTTACCTATAGCACTCTCCTCGCCCAGCAAAGTAGACATCTGACCTGCCAGCCCTGCCGTCATAGTCAATTCAGCGTTAACGCGTGCCCTCGTATTCTCCTCTTTCGCCTTCTCGTATTTGGACTGAATTAACGCGGTGTCCGCGCCTATCTTCTCGGCGGCGGCAATCTCCTGCGCGTACTGTGCATCAAGTTGCGCTTGTCTTAGGTCGTACTCGTTTGTTATTTCTGCCATCTTAAGCTCGTGCAGGTTCGCCGCGTCCATCGCTTCGCGTTCCCTCATAAGAGCGTCCTGCTCCTCTTTACGTTGCATCTCCAATTGCTGTATACCCAAATTAAATTCGGCAACCTTGTTGGCATATTCCTGCTTTGTGATGAGACCCTGTTCTAATCTGTACTTTTCAAGCTTTAGGCTTTCCTCGACGTATGCCTTTTCGTTTTCTATCTTCATTCCGATGGTGCCGTTTTCCAGTTCTTTAGCCTGCATTGAAAGGTTAAGAGCCGTTAACGCTGTTTCCATCTGCTTGATGGTCGCCTCCTGCAAGGCGCGCTTTTGGTTCTCCGCGTCTTGCGCTGCCTTTACTGCGGCTTGTGCCTTTGCTGCCTCGGCTGCCTTGTAGGCTGCCTCATTAGCTGCTATCTGTGCCTTTACAATACCGCTTGCCTGGTTCTCCAACTCTTTACGTTGCCCGATATAATCGGCTTGGCGCGCCTGTAGGTCTGCCAGTGCTTGCATCTCGGCGCGTCTGTCTTCTTTGCTTGTGTAACTAAGTTCGTTTTGAGCCTTGATTTGGTTATACTTCTGTTGTAGTACGCCTATCTCGGCTTTTTCCATCTGCTTGGAAATCGCGATAGCCTTTTGCGCTGCCGCGTTTCGTTCTTCTGTGGTCTTCAGCTGGTCGCCTACAATGGTACGTTGTGCTTCCAGTTCCCTACGCATCGCCGACAGCGTTACAAGGTTGTTGGTTTCTGCCTCGTATATTGCAAGTTCTTGCTTGGTGAGTGATTTTGCCGTGTTCGCCGCCTTAGTGGTCTCCTCGGTAATAAGACCGATAGACGAAAGCAAGTTGACAACCTTTTCCGTTATCCATTCGAAAGCCTTTGCCACACCCCCGAGAAGCTCGGTAACGCCGTCCAGTATGCGCGAGAAGATAACCTCAAAAGGAGCGAATGCCGCCTTTAGGTTTGCAGCCATCTCGCTATTGCGTTTCATAAGCTTCTCAACCGTGGATATGAGAACCAGTATAACCGACACGATAGCAAGTATCGGGTTAGCTTTCAACGTAGCATTAAACACCTTTAGGATGTTCACGCCCCCGGATAGAGACGTAGCCATAGCCGCCGTAGCCCCAGAAAGCCCTTGTGTGCTGCTCATTGCTTCCTGTATGCTTTCCGCATAGTTACCTACGTTCCTACGGTTATCGCCTACAGCCTTTTCCATGTCCTTAAGGCGGTCGCTTATTTCCTTTGTCTCGGTGACAAGCTTTTGCCCCTCGTCCGTGTTGTTGCGCGTCGCTGCGCTCATCGCGTTCAGCTCCTTGGTGTTCTTTGCGAGTTGGGCACGAAGCGCGTCTACGCTATCCTCTTGACTGTTTAGTAGGGTGGTGGTCGTCTTTATCTCGCGGTTGTTGTCGGAGATTGAGGCGTTGACGTCCAACAACTGCTTTTGCAATTCTATTTGCGCCTTTGTCGCATCGCCTACCGCCTTTTTATACTCATCTTGTCCGATTGTCCCAGCCTTGTACGACTTGCCTGCCTCGTCCAGCTGCTTCTTCTCGTCCTTAAGCGCCGCCATTAGCTGGCTCTTCGTTTCTGCCAGTTCGACGGACTTTGCTATAAGAGCGTCCAGCCCATCAAGGGCGGAAGACGTATCAAACGAAAGGTCTAATAGAGTAACTTTTTCTGTTGCCATAATCCAAATTACTAATTTTTAACTGCGATTAACGTAACGTCCGCATTTCCTGTTGACAGGTCCCAATTACTTAAGGTCCTAAGGTAGAACCAGTGGTTAAGCTCACCTACGAAATAAAGCGCGTCGGACTTCATTTTCTGTATATCGAAATACGATAGGTTCATCTTTGCCGTAACCTGCCACCCGGGAGAGAAGCGGTCGTAATGCCCTGCTATCGTAGCGCGATAACCGCTCGCACGGTTGAAATAGTTATCGGGAATCCAGCTCGCACCGCTCGCCCTTATCATGGAGGCGTACGGCCTTTGCGCACCGGGGTTTACCGGGAACGCGCTCTCGCCTACTGACTCCTGCGTAGATATGGCGCCACCATAACCGCCTACCGTCTGTTCAAGCGAACCTACCTGCACCGCGTATGTTCTTGCAGCGCCGGCGGTTTCCGAAACCTTTATACTCGATTTGTCAATTTTCCCCGTCCAGTCAACCCGGTACGTAGAAATAGCAGACGGGTTGATAAACGGTTTCAGTGTCAACACAAACGGGCTTGACTTAAATTCGTACGTCCAACAGAACGCTTTGCAGAATGCCTGCACAATCTCGAAAGGCGTATCTATTCCCATTGTTTCCACCAAGTCCCACGCATAGGTAGGGGCTGTGACCGAATTAATCTTGAACGATATGAAATACGCTTCCGTATTCGGCACCGTAGTAATGGGCGCTCCCGAATATACCATAGACGAGGCGGAGGTAGTGAAACCAAAGTTCAAATCGTGTGCCGGTCTTGGTGTAACCAAACAAGACGTAGAGCCCGGGCTTACCGGGCTGTACTTGTAATTGCCGTCTGGTCTTACCGCACCGCGCCGAAATGGCAAAGCGAATGTACCGCCGTTGCTTCTAAGATAAACGGTAGCAGGGGTAAAAGGTGGGAGGACAATAAACGAATCGTCGGTAAACCTTAAATCAAATCCCGAACCAACCATGTAGGTAAAACACGTGGCTACCTCGTTGTTCTCCGCTATCATGTAATTGGCTGCATATACCGAGCCGTCCAACCCGTCGTGCGCGCCTTTAAAAACCAATTGGCTTTCCGCGTCCTTGTATTCCCCTGCTGTTTTAGTTACCCGGTCTGCGACGTATGCAAGCTGTACGGGCGTCGTCCCGTTAAACGCGTATAGATTGGGCATAATTACCGGGGTAGGGTACGCGTAGTTAAGGCTATCCTCGTACGTCGAAAATTGGTACGCCGGCGTTTCAAAGGTAGGTATGGCAACCACCGGGGCGCGCAATGTCGAAAGCTTCGACATGTTTTCTATCAGTTCAAGGCTATATCCGTCTTCGTCTGCCGTTACACGTACACGGAACAAACCGCTACCGAACGGAATATTGAAGCCCCCGAAATACAATTCGGCGCGGTACGGGGCTGTCCTTATGAACTTCCCCGGGAAACGCTCGGAACGGAATACCCGGTCGTTCACTTCTGAACGGGGAACGTTGATTGTCCCGGAGTAACTAACCGTTTGCTCCGTGAATTTTAGGGGGTCGGGGTTGTTGATAGTAAGTTTCACCGAGTTAGCGGTTACACCATCTATCACTTCGCCATTAATTCGTATCGTTAAGTCCATATTGTTAAGGTTCTATAATTTCAAACTTGCATTTAAACGCCGCTACCCGTCCCGTCGCACCGCCTTGTATGTTCAACGCGTTTGGGTTCTGTATCGTAACGCGTGCCCACTGGTTGGTATCCAAAGGGAATACCCCGGCAACCTCTCCCGAACGGGAAAGCCAGTACAGCGCGTTTTGGTTATCGCCCGTTACTACTACGTTTATCGTAACGTCATAGGACAACACGCGGTTGCCGCCCGAGAAGTTAACCAAGTAAGTAGGCGCAATGCGGTATTGGTCAAAATACATCGTATCATAAGCGCCTTTGCTGTTAAGCCATCGAAGCGTTACGCGTTTGTTAGGGTCGGGGCAATACGGGTATTTACGTTCAAAGCGTGCGTAGCCCCATACGCTGGCATCGTTTGCGGTTCTGAACTCAATTGTCTTATAGTTGCCATCCGTATTGGTAGCCGATACGGGCCAAGTGAATGAATTGCTCGCACCGCCATACCTCGCGCGTAGTCTACCGTCCGAATTCGCTATAAATTGCCCGTATCTCAATGCAAAGTTAAACGGCGCACCCGTTAACGGGCTGTTGAGAAACGAAGCGCATTTAAAGTCTACCTGGTTAAACAGCCCGTTACCATAGTCGGATAGGTTGCGCGTGTTTGGCGAATTTGCGAAAGCGCCGTTAGCTATCGGTGCATGAATCACAGGTAGCGTCATCGATTTCGACGTACCCTCCATGTATTGTATTAACACGTAGTCCACGACGTCGGTAAGCCCCAGTCCTGCGTTAAGGCTCTCTGATAAGCTCGGCGTAGCTGCTGCCATCATGGATATATCCAAAACCGCGCCCTCATATGGAGTAACTGTAGCTGTTGCCTTGGTAGCCCCATTACGTGAAAATATAAGGTTTACACTTGTAACCGAACCGACCTGCTCCAAGCGTATAGGGCGATAGATACCCGCCCCGATGCCTGGGATGTACAAACCGCCACCAGCTACAACCGTTGTATTTGTTATTAGGTCTCTTAATATCATTGCTTTTTAGTTAAAATGGTTAATAACTCTGCCCTTACTATCCGGGACACCTCTACTGTGATACGTTGCACCATCTCGGGGGTTAGTATCTTACTTGCTACGCCGCCCTCGTTGTATTCGTTAGGTACTTTGATACCGTCGCGCTTGATAACGTATGCTATCGCGTATGCGGCTTCCTCGGGTATGTCCGTACCGGCGTTCGCGTTCTTGTCTTTTATCCATTGCTTGATGGCAGAAACGGGTGGGAAGCTACCAGCCGCCCTCCCGACTTCCATCTGATAGATGTATGCCGGGCTTTCTATCTTCACGCCGCCTGCATACTCTACCACCTCTGTTTCCCTATCGAAGCGACCCGAAGCGTTAAGCCTCATGCGATAGTAGTTAGCTACTATCTCGTCGCGTATCTGCCTAACTAACTGGGTAACTTCTTTGTTCATAGTTAAATATACTTAATCCAGCTAAAATGTTTCCTTGTCTTCGGGTAGTCTACATCGTGCTCGTTTGCGTAGGCTTCCTTCTCAAAGCTCATGCGGTCGTATGGCTTGTCGTTCGGGTCGCACGGCTTCTTCTCGAAGCTCCAACCGAAAAAGCGAATAACGTACTCGATACCATACCACAAGTAAAACGGCACGTACAGCATTTCGCGCATTTGCATCGTGTGGATGTGTTCGTGCCTTAACGTCTTTTCGCTTATTACCGCGTTACCACGGACGAAGAGAACGCCGAATAGGTTAATAGCCTTGAAGCCCTTAACCGGGATAAAGTTGTTTCTGATGATTTTCATGTTCTTTTGTTTTTAAGCAGTGCACAAAAGTACGAAGTAAACCATCAGAAAGCAAACGGTATCAAGTTCACACCCCGTACTTGTAAGCGTCGAACGTTGCCTCCCAGCCCGACTTTATGGTATCGTACTGGTTCTGTACTTTGGCGATACGGAGCGAGCCGATCTCGTAGCCGCATATGAAGCTCTTTAGCATCTCGTGTAAAAGCAAGTCCGTACGTATCAAAGTTGCTATCTCTACAGCGTCGTCTCGCATATAAGCCGAGGTACCCATACAGCGGATGACTACCGTGTAAGCACTTGACCCCGGTACGTTGGTGTCCGTATAGCTTCCTGTCGTTACGTCAAGCGTAAAGAAGTCGTCGCCCAATTCGTTAGCCGCTACGTTCTGTACTGCGGTATCTCCGAATATCAGTGTTTTGCCCAGGGCTGTAGCCCGGGCGTTAGCTGTGTTAATTATTGTTTCAAAAGTCATACCTATCTGTTTTTCATTTGTTGTTTCTTCATTTCTCGCTTCTCCTTCTCTATCTCGTCGTTACGTTTGGCGATGGCAAGCATAGCGTCCGAGTAGTTGATTTGCTTCGCGTCCTCAAAGCTACAGTGGAAAAGCTCGGCGGTAATCTGCACAAGCCCGAGAAGGTTCTTTGCTTGTTTAATTGTCTCGTCACCCGTCAACGCGCTTTCGCCCGTCTGCTTCATGTTCTGAAACACGACTTGTTCGAGACCGTCCGCGATTTCCATCTGTGACACTATGAACTTGTCAAGCTTCGCAGCGTCGAGAATCGTCTCGGCTTCATAGTTGTCATCAGTCCACGCCTTGATACGCCCGTTTGCGTCCTCTGCGCGGCGCGTTTCAAGCATGGACCATAGGGTTATACCCTCGACGTCCCTAAGTCTGTACACGGCTTTCCCGTTGCGCGTAGCGACTTGTGAAGGGCGGCAATACTTAATCATATCCTTTAGCAACTTCTCCTCGTCCTTGGTTATTCGGACCGTTCCGTTTGCCGGTAGGTTAGCAACTCTTAATAATACCTTTCGGTTGTTAATCGCTGTTATGCGATAAATCCATTTCAAAATAAACTTTTTCATTATTTGGGTCTGTATTTACGTATCAAGAAGTCCACACCGTAACGGAGCGCGTCAAGTGCGTGGTTCCACGCGTCTATCGCCTCGTTGGTGTACGTGTCCGATACTTCGTCCTTAATCCATTTGTAGTTATCCAGTTCATCAAGTAGCTTAACGGAACGCTTTGTTACGTGCAACTTGAATTGCTTCACCTGGGCAATGCCTGCCGCTACGGAGCCTCGCCCCTTAACACACGGTATTGCCTTGATATGCTTTTGCTGTAGCTCCACGATGCTCTTTTGCTCCGCACTGTCGCACACGGTTATCACGCGGTTCAGTGCATTAGCGTTCAAGTAGTCCGCGATATGGCTATTAAGCAAGCCCTGCTCATAACAAAGCAAGTCTACGTATAAGTCCCAGCCTTCCATGCGAATATCGACAATGGCGGTAGGGTCATTCACGAAACCGAAGTCAAGTCCCAGGCATCTACCCGTAAACGTCTCGGGCATATCGTCGATAACCTCGTATTCGGGGTAGACGTTACCCTCTACGCCGCCCGTCAAGCCCTCGCCGTACACGCGCCACCAATTGGCTTCGTCCTTGTTTTTCTCGATGGCTGCCACCTGCTCTTTGGTTAAGTACGGGTTATCCTTGTACGTCGAATGTATGGTAACGTATCGGTCGCCTACGAACTCGGTCTCACCCCAGAACCTCCGTACCGGGTTGTAGTCGATGATGACCTTTTTACGGGTACGGATATCAAGCTGCCTAAAGATTTCACGCGGTATGCCTTGCGCCTCGTTGACGTAAAGTATATCACGTGCAGGACCGTGCACCTTCCCTGCGTTATCACATGAGAAGAACTCTATTATCGTGCCGTTCGGGTATTCGTATGTACTTTCCGTTTTATTAAATCGGCTCTCGTCCCAGTAGCCCTCGGCTGCCACCATCGCTTTAAAGTCGCGGAGCATACCACGTTTGACCATTGGAAACGTAGCCGCCACACAAGAGATAACAAGCGGTTGAGGGTTATTAAGCGCCAGTATGTGCAACAGCTGTAGCGTTGCCCATGTCTTGCCGCTACGCGTGCCGCCTTTAGAGGCTACGCCGCGTATCTTTGGGTCTACGAAAGCCGCCAGCAGCTTTTCAAATGTGTATGTTACATTCATCAGATACCCCCTAACTTCTGTAGGTTCTTCACTGCGTCCTCGGAAAGTACGTTTACCTGCATAGCCTTTGTGCCGGCTTCCTTACCGTTGCTTGTAACATCTTTAAGGTCCCGTAGCCCTCTAAGCTTCGCCATGTAGTTAGCATCCACCATCCCGGCAAGCGCGCTTTCGTCCATATCGGTTGCAATGAGTTCGGCGATAAGGGTGTACCCGGTCAATAGGTTAGCCGCGTCTCCGTTCCCATCCTCTGCCAGCTTTTCAAGTCGTGCGCCGTTCTTCTTGAACGCTTGTAAAGTCCACCCGATGAAAAGGCAGAAGCCACCAAGCGATGGCGCGCGTTTCTTTTCTATGGGTACTTTCTGACCCGCTGCGTTCCCACCCTTTAGGACTTCATAAGTAATGAACGGGTTCCGCGCGCAAAAGTCCATGTACTCGGCTACGTAACCTACGCACTCCTCGACGGTCGACAACGTAGCGCCTTTGCAACCGCGCGTCTGCACGACTTCATAAAGTTCTTTGCATTTCTTCAAATCGTCTTTGGGGGTCGGGGCTTTGCCCGTCGCTTGTCCCTTGGTAATTGCCGCTTTCGTATCGGGGACGGCTTCCTTCTTTGCTCTTCCTGCCATAGTCTGTTTGTTAGTTGGTAATAGGGTATCGCGCGTGTGTGCTCGCGGTCTCTTAAAGAGATGCGCGAGCAGTAGACCAGTCAACAAGTAGTTGGACTGTTCAAGCTATTCACGCCGCTTTCAACCATGGCACAAAGGTAGGCAACAAATCGTGCCAGACCAACCGACGGGCAGTTATGCCTTTTTTACAAATAAAGTTTACAAATGAATTATATTTACACGGTTGAGCATGTGTGCGCAGTAACTACCTATCACAAAGAGAGTTGCAGGCACCTGCACGTACACACACCTTTTTTTCTAAACTTTAATATAGAATATAGCATATTTCATACCCCCAAAAATACACTTTTCTCCAAAATAATGTTTTACCCTCTTTTTACTGTGTATCTGTGCATTTACATATAATATATTATAATACAAGGAGTTAGACTGCACAGAGACCTGCACAGTAGCGATTTTTTACTGTGCAGCTGTGCATAAAATATGTTAAATTTAGAGCCCCTTTTTTCTGAATATAAACAAAAGCCCGAATCTGACATTTTGTAATCAGATTCGGGCTAATCGCTATCATTCGGTTTGCCTATAGGCTTTCGTAGAGGGCACTATCATACTGCTAACTCCTATAGGCAAACCTCTTTCATTATGTCAATTTCCACCCGAGCGAGTCCCGGTACCAATACCACGTTTGAACCGTTCCATTCTTGAACGTAGACACCCTTTTTATCCTTCCGTCCGGGTCAATTCCATAGGTTCTCGATATGTCCTGCTCGTTTCTTTTCTCCTCTGCGAGACGTGCCTCGTCCCTGATAAGATACTGCCTTTTATTAATTGGTTGCTTGTAAGTGAAGTCCTGGGCGGCTACATACTTTGCCAGCTTATCAATCCACGCGTTGCAAAGGCGGGCTTCCGCATAACCGCGCCCGTACTTGTCTTTCGTTACCCCGGCGGTATGCCCGTATCTCCTTATGAACTCCCATATAATGAACACATGGCAGTTGAGGCATACCGCTATATCCATAAGGCTAACTTTCTTCATGCACGATGTTTTTAAGCTTTATATACTTGTAATATGCCCCTGCCCGCGGCTTCTCCATAAACACGTCGCCTCCGGATGTGCCCTTTAATTCTCCGTCGGGCAGGCTCCATGCGTCCACCCCGTACGCCACACTCTCATGCACTTCGGCTATAATCACGTCTTTTAAGCCCGTGTAGCCCACCACTCTGATACTGATAAGGTATCCCACTTCATCGACCCTTGCAGCCGTCCTATCGCCCCATTTAAGCCTATGGGGGAGCTTTGGTTCTTTAGTCATTTCCTTGTTTTCGTTAAACACTTCATTACTCGTCGTACTCCCCGTCTATGTTACGGGCTGCGAATTTAGCCACAAACCACAAACCCGTTACCAAACCGGCACCTATTGCTATTCCGAATAAACACATTAATGCTTCCATGCATTTTAAATTTTTGATGATACATTTTTCAAACCGTCTCCCATGCTTACAAGCCTAATACCCCCGTGCTTTCCACGGATATAGGCGGCTTGTACATTGCCGTGCCCGTCCGTCGAGAATTGGATACCCCGTACGCTTTCGTGCTCCTTGATAAGCTCGCCTATCGTCCTGGGTCTCGGGTCTGCCGGCTCGTGCGGTATGTCCGGCTCCTCCAACGTCCCGGCGTTGCAGTATTCATACGACAGGAACTCATCCTCGGACACGCCTATGTCGTTAGCGCCCCAAGACGACCAACCGCCCGTATGGTCAACTCCCAGTATAACCCCGTGCATGTCGTTCCAACCGACTGTCACACCGGCATACTCACCGTTCTTGTTGAATACCGCACGCCCTGCGTACAGCATCGCGAAATCTCTGTTTCTAATCATAATCTTCTAATCTATTAAATCTTTAATATCAGCGTACCAATAATACTCACACTCCTTGAATATCACGCCGGAAGGCAGTGCCGACCATCCTCCTATTCGCGAGGCATCTATTATTAGCCGGGGTTCGTGCGTCAATTCATTGTAACTATATCCCACTACCTCCGACCTCCTTCCGCAGTAGTTAACAAAACGCCCTATGTACTTTTCCATCGGGTGGGCTTCTTTCTTTTTAAACTGTGAGTACATCTCACTAACTGCGCTTGAATACTTTTCCATAATCTTTGTTATTAAAATCGCTACTGCCTTGCACGCTAAAATGTACAATCCCATAAAAATAAAGAACGTCAATAAAACCATTGTTGCCTTTTCCATCATATCTTTGCTGTTACATTGTTAATACTATCACCCCGGGCACGCAACCGTTAATCACGGAATAGTTCATGCCCTGCTGCCCTTCGTAATAAGCGATACACTCACCTGGTGCCATTGGTTTAACCACACCTGCGTACGGCATCGCGAAATCCCTGTTTCTAATCATAATCTTTTGTTTTTAAATCGTTGGTATAAATATAACGCTTTTCCGATTACGTTGGTTCTTTCGTTAACATCATTTAATTATTAGACTATCCTTCAGTGGTAGCCCGTACTCTAATTGCTGTAGCTTGGAATTACGTTGTATGCTGTCCGCGGCGTTCTGTACTACAGTGCAGCCTACTAATAAAAGTAGGACTGCGGTAACTGCTATTAACCCTTTCATTTCTTACTGTAAAATTCCATAAGTTCTTTAATACTCTCCATTAACCCGTCCTGCGTCTGTTTCTTGCCTTCCAGGGCTTTTATTATCTTCTCATCTACCGTTCCCGTGGTTAGTATGTGGTGAACGGTTACGGGGCACGTTTGACCCTGTCGATACAACCGGGCGTTGAACTGCATGTATAACTCCAAGCTCCAAGTATTACCGAACCATATAAGCGTATGCCCGCCTTTTTGTAGGTTAAGCCCGTGTCCTGCGCTCGCCGGGTGCGTTACCAGCACTTTAATCTTTCCGGCATTCCACTCGGCTATCTGCTCGGGCTTCTCCAGCTTGACGGGCTTATACGCCTTTAGCTTCTTCATTATTCGGTCAAGGTCGTGCTTGTACGAGTAGGCAACCAATACGGGCGAGCCGTT